TCAACAGAAAATGGAAATGGGTCGTGAAGTAATTGCAGATAGAGGTATCTGGACTGCAAAGAAAAGATACATTCTAAATGTATATGACAATGAGGGTGTAAGACTTAGAGAACCTAAACTAAAAATGATGGGAATTGAAACTGCAAAGTCTTCAACTCCACAATGGGTCAGAAAGAAACTTACTGAAGCATTGACTATTGTAATGACAAAGACTGAACAAGAGTTGTGGGACTTTGTTGAGACAACAAGAAAAGAATTCAGAAATCTACCTGTAGAAGAGATTGCATCACCAAGAGGGTGTAATAATATCAATCAATACAAAGATAACTCAAACATCTACTCAAAGGGTACACCCATACATGTCCGAGGTGCCTTACTTTACAATCACCACTTAGAGAAACTAAACTTAGATAAAAGATATGAATTGATAAAGAACGGAGATAAACTCCACTTTACATATCTTACAACACCAAACCCAATAAAAGAGAATGTTATCTCATTCTTATCGGTTCTGCCTCGTGAGTTTGACATACAGAAGTATGTTGATTATGACTTACAGTTTGATAAGGCATTCATTGAACCACTCAAAGGTATTATCAATCTTATTGACTGGAATGTAGAACCAGTTGCAAGTCTTGATAGTTTCTTTGGATAAATATAAACATGGCGTATAGTAAAAAAGTAGTCGATAGATTCGAAGATGTTCTGAACAATCCAGAAGCACATTCAGTCGGTAGATTCGACCCAAAAGACCCAATGGTTGCAACAGGCATGACAGGTGCACCTGCATGTGGTGATGTTATGAAATTGCAACTCAAACTAGATGATAACGAGAAGATAATCGATGTCAAATTCAAAACATACGGATGCGGAAGTGCTATTGCATCAAGTTCGTTGTTCGTTGACCTACTTACAGGCAAAACGATTGACGAAGCAAAACAAATTAAAGATAAAGAGATTGCAGAAATCCTTGAATTACCTGCAATCAAATTACACTGTTCAGTCCTTGCAGAAGACTCCATCAAAAAAGCAATAGAAGATTGGGAAGAGAAAACTTCACATCGAAAACATAATTATCCTAAATAGTTCTATGAAAAATACTTATGAATACAATGTGACTATTGCAAAAGTTGTTGACGGTGATACAGTAGATGTAGACATCGACCTCGGTTTCGGAATGGTTTATAAAAAACAGAGAGTAAGGATGTTAGGCATCGATACTCCTGAATCCAGAACAAGAGACTTAGTTGAAAAGAAATTCGGTAAGGCATCTAAGAAACATCTAAAGAAATTATTAGAAGAAGCAGAGTCAATCACTTTAATCTCACATGATAAAGGTAAATTCGGAAGAATACTTGGTGAAATATTTGTTCATGAAGAAGGCACTAAAGTCAATGTAAACGAACAAATGATTACAGACCATCATGCAGTACCATATACAGGTGAGAACAAAGACTTAGTAGAAGAACAACACATGGCAAACAGAGAAGTATTACTTGCCAATGCAACAGTTGTTTTAGACTAATGGAATACAGTTCTATCGACCTACTTTACATGTTTTTGATAGGTGGGTTATATGCTGGATTTATATACATGGAAATTCAGATATCCCAAATCAAAACGATGATGGAAGAACATGTCAAATGTGATGAGTCTATCAAAGATTTATCTAAAAAATACCACCAAAAAGAAATATAAAAACCCCTTTACAAATCTCATAGATACCTCTATAATAGAGTTATGATTAAAAACATTATGAGAGGTGTATAATTATGAGTTTTTTGAAAGACTTAATCAAATCAACAGGCAATGAATACGCAGGTATTGTTGCTGACGGAGTTCAAGCAGGAGATGTAGACTCGTTTGTAGATACAGGCAGTTATATCTTTAATGCACTCCTTTCTGGTTCACTACACGGTGGACTACCCAAAAACAAAATTACTGCAATTGCTGGTGAGTCAGCAACAGGTAAAACTTTCTTTGCATTAGGAATGGTCAAACAATTCCTTGCAGATAATCCTGACGCTGCAGTAATCTACTTTGAATCTGAATCTGCAATCACAAAAGAAATGATTGAAGAAAGAGGTATAGATTCAAAGAGAATCGTTATTGTACCAGTTGTGACTGTTCAACAGTTCAGAACTCAATCAATAAGTATCTTAGACAAATATCTGGAATCAGATGAGTCAGAACGACCACCTATGATGTTTGTATTAGATTCACTTGGTATGTTATCAACTACTAAAGAAATCGAAGATACAGCAGAGGGCAAAGAGACAAAAGATATGACTCGTGCCCAAATTGTAAAAGGTGCATTCAGAGTGTTAACTTTAAAACTCGGTAGAGCAAAAGTTCCTATGATTGTTACCAACCATACTTACGATGTAATTGGTTCTATGTTCCCACAAAAAGAAATGGGTGGTGGTAGTGGTCTTAAATACGCTGCATCATCAATTATCTATCTCTCTAAGAGAAAAGAGAAAGACGGAACAGATATTATCGGTAATATCATTCACTGTAAGAATGCAAAGTCCAGACTTACTGTTGAGAACAAAGTTGTTGATGTGAGATTATCATACGACAGTGGTCTTGATAGGTATTATGGTCTATTAGACCTTGCACTCAAACATGGTGTTTTTGAGAAATCATCAACGAGAGTTAAATTACCGAATGGTAAAACCGAATTTGGTAAAACCATTAATAATAATCCTGAAAAATACTTCACACCAGAAGTTATGGAATCATTAGAAAAAGCAGTTAATACAGAGTTTAAATATGGAAGCAATAGCGAGATTAGAACAGACAATCCTGAAGAATCTGATTCAGAATGAACCCTTTACTAGGAAGGTTTTACCTTTCCTAAAATCAGAGTATTTCACCGAGAGTGATGAGAAGGTAGTATTTAAAGAGATACAAGATTATTTCTTAAAATATACTAAACCACCTACCACGGAAGCACTTCTCATAAACTTAGACAACAATACTTCTCTTAACGAGAACGAATTGAAAATGTCTAAAACCGTAATCAGTCAATTCGACAAAGAGACAACTCCAATGGATTGGCTCGTTGAAGAGACTGAGAAGTGGTGCAAAGATAGAGCAATCTATATTGCAGTCATGGATTCTATTGAGGTTATCGATAAGAAATCTCAAAGGTCTACTGGTGAAATACCTGAACTTTTAAAAGATGCATTGTCTGTATCATTTGACCAACATATTGGTCATGACCAGATTGAAGATGCAGATGCAAGATTTGAATTCTATCATACAGAAGAAGAGAAGATTCCGTTTGACTTAGAATACTTCAACAAGATTACCAAAGGTGGTCTTCCAAACAAAACACTTAACATCTGCCTTGCAGGTACTGGTGTTGGTAAGTCCTTATTCATGTGTCATATGGCATCTGCTGGTTTGATGATGAACAAGAACATACTATACATTACACTTGAAATGTCAGAAGAAAGAATTGCAGAGAGAATAGATGCAAATGTATTGAATGTTCCTATGAAAGACTTGCCTGATTTATCCAAGAAAATGTATGATAAAAAGGTTGATAAGATTCGTGCAAAAACAAAAGGTAAACTTATCATTAAAGAATACCCTACTGCATCAGCACATGTTGGTCATTTCAGACATCTATTACAAGAACTAGAAATCAAAAAAGATTTTAAACCTGATATGATATTCATTGACTATCTAAACATATGTTCTTCACATAGAATCAGACCAGGTTCAGGTGCAAACTCATACACACTAGTGAAGAGTATTGCAGAAGAACTTAGAGGTCTTGCAGTAGAATTTGATGTGCCAATTATGAGTGCAACTCAGACTACAAGAAGTGGTTATGGTTCAACCGATATTGGTCTTGAAGATACTTCAGAATCATTTGGTTTACCTGCAACTGCAGATATGATGTTTGCATTGATTACATCAGAAGAACTAGAAGAGTTAGACCAGTTAGTAGTCAAACAGTTGAAGAATAGATACAATGACCCAACAGTCTTCAAAAGATTTGTTATTGGTATAGATAGAAGTCGTATGAAGTTATACGATTGTGAACAAGATGCACAAGAGGAATTAATCGATAGTGATGAGAATGAAACTCCAGTGTTTGATAGAAACCGAGGTGCAGAGAAATTCCAAGATTTTAATGTTTGATGATAAATTAATACAGAAACAATACGAAGAGTATAAAGAAAACTATGTAGAACCTGATGCATTAGGCAGGTCTATGATGAGGGATAGAATTACAGAAGACTTATCTTTTGTATCTCAAATGACAGTAGAAGAATATACTTTGTATTTGAAGTATCAGGAGATACACCGTAAATATCCTACACAAGAAATAGGAACTCTATTCGGTTCAGAGAAACAATTCATAAATGAGAGACATGTAAAACTCATCAGTGAAGTAAAGAACAATATATGGATGCCAGAATCACCTGAAGATTTTGAGAACCTAGAACCAGAATTGATATACACTTCTAAAGAAGGAGACGATAACTTTTCTGCAGGTTCATGGTCAGAAATCTGGAATTGTATCAGAACATTTACATCTACAATGAAGAACTCTTCTAACATCGGTAGAAATCTACATTATGTTGTTAGAGATAAACCAACAGGAAAATATCTTGGAGTTATCTGTATCACAGGTGATTTCATTGACTTGACTCCTCGTGATAATCATATCGGTTGGGAAAGAGATTTCAAAACCAACAGTGGTATTCTAAATCATTCATGTATCGGTTCTACAATTGTACCATTACAACCACTAGGGTATAACTATACAGGTGGAAAACTACTTGCACTTCTATGTCTATCAGATGATATACAGAAACAGTGGGAAGAAAACTATGGTAATAAACTAGTCAGTGTAACCACTACATCATTGTATGGTAAATCCAAGACAGGTGGTTTATCACAATATGATAGACTTAAACATTGGAAGAAATGTGGATACTCAAATGGTTCTATGACATACGAATTGACCAAAGACACTGAACGCGAGATGCTGAAGTATGGAGAAAAGAACTACAACGATAGATTCTTCTCACTCTATGTGGCAACACGAGAGAACGGTCAACCTTGGAAAAGAGACCATAGAAATAGATTCAGAAGTTTTCTATTCCCCAAACTAGAAATACCAAAAGATATTATTCGTTCAGACCATCAAAGAGGTATCTATTGGTCTGCCTTATATGATAACTCCAGAGAGTTTCTAAGAGGTGAGATTAAAGAAGACCAACTAGTTCGTTCACAAGATTTCTCTACAGAGGGTCTTACTACTCTATGGAAAGATAAGTATGCAAGGAAACGAATCACTAATCTACTCAAAAATGATAGAACAAACCTCGATGAGACCTTGTTTTATGATGATATTGCATTCATGTCATGGGAGGAAACCAAGGCAAAATATCTGCCACAAGTAGGTAGATAAGCGTTGACAATACGCTAACTTTTTTGTTATACTATGTACATAATGACAAAACAAAGGAGTTAGTATGAGTTTAGATAGAATCAAAGATGGAACTGCAAGGTGGTATGTGGTCAACACACAAAACCTTGAAGAGTATGGAACAAACTTCCATAAGTTTAAGGGTGGTTCTGAGTATGTGGTTAACTTCCATGTAGACAAACTCGTCTTTGAAGAAGATGCATTTGGTGAGGGTGAACACTCTTATTACAATTCACCTTCTCTTACTGAAGCATCAGTCGCTGCTTTGGTCATGCAACATGTTAACAGGTATAATGGTCTAAGAGGGTCATTTGATTATATCACTAACATCGAAGTCATTGATTCCCCTTTTAACACACCTGACCATCCAACTTGGAGAGGCACGAAAGACGACCTTGT